GCTAGATGGACTGAGTCGTTTTCTAAAGTATTGAAGGAGTGGGGCTAATGGCAACAGGTACAAGAGCATTAACGCTCAAGTTATTAGCCGATGTTGATAACTTTACTAAAAACCTCAAAGAAGCTGATAAAGATGTTCAGTCTTTTGGAGATAAAACATCTGAGTTTGGCAAGAAGGCAGGATTAGCCTTTGCGGCAGCAGGCGCAGCAGCCGTAGCCTATGCAGGCAAATTAGCGATCGATGGAGTTAAATCCGCTATCGCAGATGCAGCAGCCCAGACCAAGTTAGCCCTAACTCTTGAAAATGTTACAGAAGCTACAGATGCTCAAATATCAGCGACAGAAGATTACATAACTAAAACATCGCTAGCAACAGGAATAACGGACGATGAATTACGCCCATCGTTAGAGCGTTTGGCTCGAGCTACTGGAGATTTAGAAGAGGCTCAAAAACTACAGGCAGTAGCCATCGATGTTGCCGCTGGCAGCGGAAAAAGTTTAGAAGCGGTTACAAATGCAATGGCTCGCGCAGCTGAAGGTAACACTACAGCGCTTGGTAAATTAGGCATAGGTTTAACATCTGCTCAATTAAAGACTATGAGTATGGATGAGATTACAGCCAAGTTAGCAGATACTTTTGAAAACCAGGCATCTGCTAAAGCTGATACTTTCGAAGGCAAATTAACACGCTTGCAAATTGCCTTTGATGAGGGCAAGGAAACAGTAGGCGCTTACATCCTCGATGCCATAACTCCTTTAGTTACTCTTATTGTCGAGAAGGTCATACCTGCCATTGAAGACTTTACAAGCAATATCGGAGAGAAGTTACGCCCAGTTTTAGAGTTTATTCAGCCTATTCTTAAAGGCTTACGCTCAGCCTTTGATTCAGTTAAAAACTCTTTAGCTGCAAACAATGATGAGCTACAACCTTTTTATAACCTTATGAAAAACATCGCTACTTTTGCTAGAGATACTTTAGCGCCTGTTCTTGGCAAAACTCTTGGAGCGGCTTTCTCAGCTTTAGGTAAAATTGTTGCTGGACTTATTGATGGCTTTGCTAGTTTCGTAGATAAGATTACAAAAATCTACAACGCTGTAAAGGGCATCATTGACCTTATTAAAAGCGCAGGCAGCGCAGTAAGTGGCTTCTTCTCAGGATCTAATTTGCTAGGCTCTGAAGGCACTATAGACACTACAAAGCCTTATAGCGTTGCTACACCGGCTAAAGTCTTAAATAGTATGGGATCAGGCAATGTCACAAACATTACTGTTAATGGGGCTATTGATTCAGAGTCAACAGCTCGACAAATTGTAGATGTTTTAAATCAATCTTCGTATCGTGGCACTCTAGGCGCAGGGGCGCTATTAGCGATATGACAGCATGGACACCCGATTGGGCTTTAGAAGTCAATGGCACAGGAGATATAACCAATTTAGTTATCGCTGACTTAACCATTACTTCTGGTCGCTCGGATATCTATTCCCAGCCTGTAGCAGGCTATACTCGATTTACAGTCAAAAATGTGACTCAGTCGGCTATTTCTTTTGATGTCAATGATTCAGTAGTGGTTAAAGTAAAAAATTCAGCAGGCACTTATATCCCTATTTTTGGTGGAGACATCTCAGACATAGATATTAAGGTCAGAACTGGTGAGCCAGCCATTACTCAAGACATAACAATTACAGCTCTCGGGGCTTTGTCTAAGTTACCTAAAACACTCACTCAAGGCGTTTTGGCCAAAGACTTTGACGGAGATCAAATCTTCGAAATTCTGTCTGATGTTTTGTTTAGCCAATGGAATGAAGTTCCTGCTGCTGAAACTTGGGCCGCTTATACTCCAACTACGACTTGGGCTAATGCTGAAAATTCTGGTTTAGGAGAAATCGATAGACCAGGCAATTATGAGCTTACACATCGATCTGCTTCAACTACAGATATTTATAGCCTTGTTTCTAGCCTCGCTCGATCAGGGTTAGGATACATTTATGAAGATGCTTCGGGTCGGATCGGATATGCTGACTCAACACACCGTTCTGAATATCTAGCTGCTAATGGTTATACATTTATAGATGGGGGTTGGGCTTACGCTTCTAGTGTGGCTACTTCAAAACGGTTAGGCGATATCCGTAATAGAGTCACAATTACGCATAAAAACAATTCTCAACATACAGCCGAAGATGCAGCCTCGATTGCGATTTATGGGGTACAAGCCGATAACATCATTACAACTTTGGACAAGAACGCGGATGCAATAAGTCAAGCTAACTTTTATTTAGAAATTAGGGCCTATCCTCAATACCAGTTTAAAGCGATCACATTTCCCTTGACTAACCCAAATATTCCAGATGCCTCTCGAGATCAAGCTCTAAACATATTTATGGGTTTGCCTCTTGATATTGAGGATCTGCCTCTAAACATTGCCGATGGTCGATATCAGGGGTTTGTTGAAGGTTGGACTTGGTCTACCCGATTTAATGCCTTAGATTTGACAATTATCGTTTCTCCTGTGGCATTTAGCCTTCAGGCGTTTAGATGGAATTCAGTACCTATTGGCGAAAGATGGAACACATTAAGCCCTACTTTGGACTGGAATAACGCTACAATAGTAGCCTGATATAAGGAGAATAAATGCCAACAACCACCAACTTTGGCTGGACAACCCCAGCCGATACCGACCTTGTAAAGGACGGCGCAGCTGCTATCCGCACCGCTTTAGGTGGCGTTGATACATCTTTTGTCGATCTTAAGGGTGGAACAACGGGTCAAGTATTAGCAAAAGCTTCTAATACTGATCTTGATTTTACTTGGACAGCCGATAGCGGTTTTAGCAATCCAATGACAACCACAGGCGACACAATTTATTCATCAAGCGGCTCAACTCCTGCTCGTAGAGCCATTGGAACAACAGGGCAAGTGCTCACAGTTTCAGGCGGCATCCCAGTATGGGCAACACCTGCAGCCGGTGGAAAAGTTTTACAGGTGGTAAATGCAACTTATTCAACTCAAGTAGCAAACTCAACTAGCACATACGCAGATACAGGTTTGACGGCAACAATTACGCCAACATCTGCAACAAGTAAGGTTTTGGTTTTTGTAATGCAGAACGGAGTATTTAAGTCTGTCAATCAAGCCAAATGTGCTATTAAGTTATTTAGAGGCGCAACTCAGATTGTATTTTTAACCGATAGTGCTGGCGAAAATGACACAACAAACGGAAACGATGTCGGAACGGTCGGAACTACTTACTTAGATTCACCAGCAACAACTTCTGCTACAACTTACAAAACACAATTTGCATCACAAACAAATAATGCTTTAGCGCGTGTGCAAAATGGGCGTGATGTTGCTTCTACTTCAACAATTACTCTTATGGAAATTGGTGCATAATGACTAACGGCGCAGATGTTTTAGCATTTCTAATTCCAACTGGCGGTTGGACTATGGTTGGTCACGAATACGAAGGCATCGACTTTCTAGATTGTGAACCAATTACAAAAGCACAATTCCAAGCAGGATTTGCAAAGTACGAAAACCACAAAGCAAATCAAGAAAAAACAAAAGCTGCTGAAAAGGCTGCCCTTTTGGCTAAATTGGGCATCACCGAGGATGAGGTTCGCCTCTTAATTGGATGAAACCAAAATTATCTAAGTCGGTTATTCAGTTAAGAGAACAGGCAGACGATGCTTATCCTGACAGAGACCGTAAAAGTGACGGCACCATCGGAGATGCAAAGCACTCAACCCGAAAGAGCGATCATAACCCTGACCCTGATTCAGGGATTGTCCGCGCTCTCGATCTCGATGCTGATTTCAATGGGCAAGCCTCTACGGCTGCTTACATTGCCGACCAGATACGAATTGCAGCCAAGTCAGATAAACGCATTAGTTATGTCATCTTTAATAACAAGATTGCAAGCTCTAGAAGCCTCTGGCGCTGGAAAAAATACAGCGGGGTCAATCCGCACACAAAGCACATCCACATCAGTTTTACAAAGGCTGGCGACACGGATTCGAAGTTTTTTAACATCCCATTACTAGGAGGAACAGATGAGCCAAGACCTAAAAAAGATGCTAGCAAGTTGGG